TCTCATCAAGATTTCTCTTGGATATACTCGTCCGTTTTGATTTTTTGCCTCTGCTCTTTGTAATACACCTTTAACAACTAACTTTCCGTTGTTTTCTTTCATTGCCTCATTAATCTGAGTCGGTGTTATACTGAATGGTATATAATCTACTATTACTTGTTTCATTACTTTAAATTTCCAATCTTATTTGCCATCTTGACTAATCTTTCTGAAATCTTAGTTAGGGCTTTATGTGTATTTTTCCAATAATCTTTTGAATTCATATTTAATTCTGTTTTTAATTTAAGATTCATCTTTACGGTTTTGTCTAATTCGTTTAATGCGTCTCTAATTTCTCTCATTGAACGACCAACCTTTTGTTTTGGTGTCATTGATTCGTCGTTTCTCCAATCGTGATAACGACCTTCACCTAACATTTCTTTTGTTTTTAAAAATTGTGCAAGTTTTCCTATTTCTTTTTTAGCTGTTAAGATAGTTTCGTAATACTCGTTGTATTCTCTATCTACAAGTGTTTTATCACCCATTTTAGCAATCTTGAAATAATCTTTTTGAAGTTTCTCTAAATTTTTATGAAGTTTTTGTAATCCACTAACTTCTTGTTTAGTAACTTCTTTTAATTTTTTACCTCGTTTGATAGTATCGATATGTTTTTTATTTACATATTGAGATTGAAGTTGGCCTATTTTCATATCCATAACTTCCATAAATGATTTCTCGTTTGTTCTTGCTGCATATAATACTCTACCTATATCATATTCGTCTGCTAAATCTTTTAATGCTTGTTTTGCGATTGATGGTGCACCTGATGGTCTGTATATTTTTTCAAGTTCGTCCATCATTGATGCGTAGGATTCATTTACTTTTTTATACCCACCGACTTCTGGACTTTTGTGTCCAACTGCTGAACCACTTGAGAATGCTCTTGGTGTATCGTAATGACCTGTTCCTGTTCCGTCTATACCAGCTGTTGCTGTTGTAGAAACTTCATCAAGTTCATCATCTTTTAGTTCTTGAACAACTAATGTTTTGATGTATTCTTTTAATTTAGCTATTTTGTCGTGTTTGGACATCTTTGATTTCCTTAATTAATTCATAGTATCTCATTAATGCAACCACGTGTTTGTCTTTCACGATTTTTCCTTTTGTAGCTGAGTCAGTATAATCAATAGCTTCTGATAATTTAATTTTAGTAATACTATCATTTACTTTTGGAAGTAATGATGTTAAAGCTTTCTTGATTTTAACTACTTCTGTATCAATAAACTCTTTTAGTGAATTTGTATTAGATACATTGTTGATGTATTGTTTCAACAAGTTTTTTTGACTTTCATCAAGAGATTTATACTTAGAATTAAACTTATCAACTAATAATTGATAACTTAATAATCTTAAATCTTTATCTTGACCAGCATATTCAGTTAAATTTTGTTTATCTACTCTGGATTGTTTAGATTGAGTGATATGTTCTGTGATTGTTATCGATGAATCAGTTTTTTGGACTGGCCCAAAGTCTTCTTTACCTACTTCTGTTTGGAAAACACGATATACGGATGCCATAACTTTAAAGTTAGGGATACGAGTGTTAAAAAACTCTTTTATATCATAATTTTCTTTTATTGTTTTGATTAGGTTGTATTTTTCGTTTGCTAATCGACGATTAGACAATTTTCTACGACTTTTGACTACTGCTTCTACTAATTGTGATGCGTGAGTCAAGTTTTTGTATTTTTTATTCAATAAGATTGAATATAGTTCGTATTCTTTACCTAATTCAGTATTTTTATTAAAGAATTCTTTAAATAATTTAACTGATTTAGCGTTTTGTTCATCGTTAATCACATCAACTGTAATTTGACGAGAAAGTAGTTCATAAAGAATACCTGTATTCTTTATCTTATTATGTTTTACATAAGACATTTGAGCTCCAAAGTATTTTTCTGTATTTTATCAATAATAAATATAAAACTTTCAAGAAATCGGTATTAATCTTGTCCGTTTTCTTCCTTATATTCATTATACTCTTTATTCATTTCCTCAACCTTGTTAGTTTCTTGTATTATGTTTTTTGACTTTTTAATACCCATAGTTTTTTTCAAGGCATCGTAGTGAGCTAGTGCTAATGGTCTACGATTTTTCGTTTGTTTCCCTAATGGGTCACGACCTCTTGCTCCACTATCTTTGAATGGTTTATTCATTTCCTGTGGTCTACCACCCTGTTCATCTTCTGGTCTTTCATCTTCACTTTCATCATCTGAAAATGGGTCAAAGATAGAACCTGCTACTGAATCGTCATCCTGTTGTGGTTCTTGTTGTTGACCGAACATACCACCGGTTTGCATATCACTTGGTGTTCCAACTGATTCTCCGGATTCTTGTGGGTCATTACCCTCCATTTCAATTTGTGAGTGTCTGAATTTTTCTTTTTGGTCATCAATGATTTGACTTCCAATCTCAGTCTTTTCTTTATCAGAAAAGTTAAACACATTATCATATATCCACTGAGAAGGTAAAATTTTATCTTGAATCATATCACGAGCTAAACTAACTTTCTGTCCTAACAATTCTATCTTTTCTTGTTCATACATTGTTGATGGACTTGCTAAGTCTAATTCAAAGTTTACTAAGTCTTCATCTGTATATCCTTGTGAATATAAGTGAACAACTGCAATCTTTGTTAATTCTGATACTATAATTCTTTGTATTCTTTCTATGGTTCTTGCAAATCTTACATCTTCTGCTGCTAAGGTTGCTTTACCACCGACATTTTCATCAAACCCTAAGAATGCTTTTGGAACTCTTAGTGATGCTAATAATTTGTTTTTCAAATATTCGACATCTTCTGTTGAATCGTATTCAATACCACTTAACTCATTGATTTCAGTTCCACTATCTCCACCTCTAACCGGTAAGAAAAAGTCTTCTGTTAAGTTTTGTATGTTATATCTTAAATTATACTCACCTGTTTGTTCATCAAGTATTGGTGTCTTTTTCATCTTGTTGATAATTCTTTGCATATAATTGTCAACTTCGTTTGGTGGAATATTCCCAATGTCAATCTTGAATACTCGTTTGGAAGGTGCTCTCATAATTCTGTGAATTAACATAGCGTCTTCCATAAGTGTTAATTGTTTCCAAATCTTTCTCGTAGACTCAACCATAGATTTACCATAAGGTAAGAAATTACTATCGTTTGCTAATCTGAAGTGTGCTATTTGGAAGTTTTCAAATTCTATCTTTCCTTTACTTGACTTTTGTCCAAAGTAAGGGTGTGCACCTTCAATACTTTCCAAGTAGAATTTTGTATAATAAGGATTTTCTGGGTCTTCTCCCTCTGCTCTTATGACTTCATAAGGTGACAATGGAACAACATTTGTAATTCCGTATTTTTCACTAATGTCCAAATGTAAAAAGAAGTCACCATACTTAACCATATTACGAACCCAAGGCCATAGATTGAACTCAATGTTCATTATGTCATAAAATAAATTATTTAAAATTTCTTTGATATTATCGTTATCTGATTTAACATCAATGATTTGACCATATTCACCTTTCATTGTAGATTCATCGGAATATATATCCAATGCACTTGATATGATTGGGTCTGAGTCCATTGATTCATAATCTTTAAACAATGCTAACCTTGCTGCCATAATCTGATGAACCGTAGAATAACCCGTTCCGACTAAATCTAAATTAGTATGTAGTTTTGAATATCTATCAACTAAATGTGATTTAACCTGTTTCTGAACTTGGTCTGTATCGGCGATTTTTAATTTTTTACCACCTACATTTCTTACAATTACATTTGTTGAGAATAATCTCTGTAATCTACCAAATAATGATTTATCTGCCATTTTTTACCTCACTTTTATAAGAGCCACGTTAAGTCCTCTTTTTCTTTACCTGTTTCCCAATCCCAGCTGTCATTTTTGTTGACATCTTCGTTGGTGTATAAACCCTCATTGTCCATCATACGACTAAGGGTTTTCTTTGTTAATTCAACACCTTGTGTTCGTAATCTTAATGCCGTATCACGAACCCAAAGTCCAATAGCGAACGACATAACCAAATCATCATTGTATCCGGTCATCGCTTGAGCTTTATTATTTATATAGACAAAAGTCAATAGTTCATCAATCAAACGATTACTACGAACCACTACACTTTCCTCTCTAAAAAATTCTTCTAACTTACTAATAATTAGTGGTCTGGTCTTAGAAGTCGTTGAAAAACCAGCAACCATTTTCTTTTCTTCACTATAATGTTTGTTCGTCACTTGGTGTTGAACATCAACATATTGTAAGTCTTTACTTGTATAAAATAGATTAGGGTAATCCCTATCTATAATTTGTTGGATTGTTGCCCAACCAATATTATTGTTCTCTACTATAAGTAGAGCATC